CTGCACTGCATGATTTTTCTTAGCCACTCCAGTAAGATATTCGGTGACGCCCAATTTTTGCGCTGCGATCACCGCATCTCGAGCAAGCGGCTCGAGTGCTCGCACGATCGTCAATGCTCGATTATTTTTCACAAGCACATTACCGCAATAGCTGATTACTGCAGTCAAAACTGTAGCTAACAACGTGACTACTAATTCATTTGTGTTCATTTTTCTCGTTCCCCTTACTTTTCAATTTTGATCTGAGCTTAGCGTTCTCTTCTCTAAGCTTCTCTAATTCGCTGACATCATATTTATCAGCCTTTCTGCTATTCGCAGTCGCCGTGATCCACGCAACAATAATTGATCCAAGCGTAGAAATCACGGCAACCCACACTTGATCACTCAAGTCTAATCACTCCCAACGAAGTTCTATCACTATTCCTACCAATACAAAAAAGGCATATATTCCAGGGAAACTTAAATACACTTCTCGCAAAGCGTCATTCGTACAAAATGACAAGAAAAAGGCTAGCCACACAAATGTTAACGTACTCGTCATAATCTGCTTGTAGTACAAATACTTGATATCCCACAGCGCAAAAACTAATGCAATCGTTCCGACGACGGCTAACGCGAAAATGAATGGCGGATCATCAAGCACAGCTAGCGGGCTATGATCCCAATCAAAAATCCCGGTCGATCGCTTAACGATAAAGAAAAGCGCTAGAGAATAAGTCTCCAGCGCCTTCAATAGCCAAAATCTATTCTTTTTGATATTTTTTAACATTTTTATCCCTTCTTGCCGCCCGCCCACCACTGCTAAAAATCATTTCAAATAAATAGCCTTGTCGCCATCAAATGCCGAAAAATCAGAGTTCAATTGATCCGTCCCGTAAACATCTTGTCATAATCTGATTGAGCGAAAAAGCCTACTGTTACAAAATCTTTTACATCTTGCTTAGTAAATAGCCCTAAATCAAAATATAATTTCACTGTGTTGTAATCAAATAACATGTTATTGTACCCCCTTATTGTTCAAAGCAGTTTGAGCCAATTGTTTAGTTAGCACAGCAATCGTTTTTGAGTTTGCAGCGATATTTGCTTTCATCTTCGCTAGTTCAAGCATATATTGTGCTTCTTGCTTTTGACTTTCTGTGATTGCTGGAACATCGTCTGGCTTTTGCTGTTGCTCATACTTTTCTTGAAATTCTTCTTTAGTCATCGGCACCCACTCCGTCCCGTTCCACGTAGGTGCATACATACCAGTGCCGTCAGTGTTCACTGGTGCGATCGTTGTTGCATTTTCTGGTACTGGTGTCTCGTCAGCGATCACATCAGTATACGCAAAGCGCTTAGTATCATCAAAATAATAAATCAACATCTAACTTCCACATCCTCTCTAGTTGTATAAGATACCTGCAAATTTAATATCCATTCCGCCATTATTCCACTCACTACCACGAGTGTAGATGGTAGCAACTGCTTTGTCTGGTTTAAAATCAACATCGAATTGTTTTGCATCGTCAGAGATACGTCTACCAACTCCAAAAGAGGCAAACTTCGTAAAACCGCCTAAATATGATTTTGGAATAGATACAGCTTCTTTAAACGTCCAACCTTTCGACGTGACATTTCCGATATAACTTTGAAAATAGATGATCGCAAAACTATCGAATTTGAAGATGAGACCCCTGCAATTATTACTATCAACATTAAAACCATTGAGCGCTGTAAACTGCTCTTTTGGAATTTCTACTACACTACCGTTCATGCGTTCAAGTTCAGCTTTGACCTTATTGAAATTTTGTTGGATCGCCTCTGGTCCACCATTCATACCAGTCACGATCGTTTCTAACGAGATAGCCATAAACTATCAACCTCCTTTATTATTCATTCCGATCAAGTCTTTCTGTTTCGTCATTGATCCGTGTTGCGCGCAAATTACGTGGTGCTGTCACTGTGGTTGGTTGTGGATTCGTTTGCGGTGGTGCAACTGAGTCAGTCGATACTTGATGCTGGCCGTTGCCAGCCAATGCTCGTTGATCGTCAACGTCTCCTAGATCGATACGTAACGTCTTGTAGCCATCGATAAGATACCAGTAGCCGTGTTTATACTCGACTGTACCGTGCATTGAATATACAGTTGGCAGATGGATTACCACAGTATTCAAATCTGGATAGTCAACTTGTGGCGCTACGCTGGTAAAATTCGTTCCACCAAAAGACCCACTTGGGCCACTGCCTAATCCGTTAGGCTCCGTCCCGATAGCGTATTCGTAATACAAAATACTTACTATCGGGTTTCGATTTTGATTGTGTTTTAGTGTGATCGTAAAGCCAGCAGGCACATATGATGCTAGCAAGCTTTCTATGTGTTCTAATCGATTATCTAGCGTTATATAGCTACCATAGCGATTAGAATTGCGAGCTAAAATAACTTCACTGTCAACTGTTGCATTTGCGATCACTTGCAAAAATTGGTTCTCTAAGTCTGTTTGTCGCCCTTCAACTTGCTCTTGTCGATTGATAAGCTCAAGTTTTAGATCGTTCATTACTCGCTTAAATTCTTGCTCGTCATTGATAAGATACTGTGCAATACGTGCAGTATAGATCGCCCATTGCGCTAACGTCTCGCGCACGTCTTTACCGTACATTTTTTCTCTAAGCCAAGTCGCTACTGTTTGAGCGACTTTTTCAACGTCCCCCACCGAAATATCACGCTGAAGCTTTTTTAAGTCTTCTTGTGTGATCGGTGTATTATCTCGATATGTCACTTTCTCACTTCCTTTCAACTAAGATAAGCTTTGAATTTATCGCTTGGTTCTGTGTTCATATCAACGTTGCCAGTGATCCCAGACACACGCCCTTTGCTTGTGTATTGCCAAAGATCATAAGGATGTGTAGGCTTCGTACTATTGACGATAGATCCATCATTTTGTCCATAGCTGGGGATCCAGATCGCACCAGCACGGGCTGTATTCAAGTTGAAACTGTCATACAGGTGGTTTGCGATATACAGCACAATCTTGTGGTCTGGAACACCTAGCGTATTAAGCTGCGACATGAACGCTTCGATACCAGCCCGCATTTGAGATATGTTTCCACCCATTTCGGCGCTTTCAACATCGATCGCATAAAAAACAGGCTGCTGCTTGTTAGCAACAACCTGCTGTGTTCTCTCAAAAAAGTCTCTAGCTTCTTGTTGTGCGTCTGCTGTCGATGTACCACGAAAGTACGCATATACCGCATATTTTCCACCTGCATTGATACACTTCTGCAGATTTTCCATGTACTTAAGATCTTGATGTGACGATCCGTCTTGGATTCGAATGATACTCAATGTAACGTCATCTCTGACAACGCTATTCCAGTCGATCACACCTTGCCATTCGGACACATCGATGATCTTCCCGATATGCGGTGGCTTAGGCTGTTCTGGCGTTTGTGCGTTGACTTTGTTCTCTAAGTCTTTTAGCGCTGAGCTTAGATCCTTTATCTGTTGTTGTGAGTTATCGTAACGGGCATTCCACTCGCTAATAGCTTCTGCTTGCGACTCGATAACTCGTTTCAAATTCTCAACCCTTCCTAGCGATTTTTGAAGTTTAGATTGATACTCAACTAGCCCAAAAGGTTTCTCGGCTATCGTTAATGACGATTCATAAGGCTTAGTTAGGTCAATTTGCTTTTGCGTCACCCTCAACATCTGCGGTTCTACGATCCCCGGATTAATAAATAAATAGCGATCAGACACCTTGAAGGCATTGTATTCTGGCAATTCTAGCGCTGAAATAGTCCATTGAGTATTCGTTGCCGATTGTGCTTGGATCCACTCATTTGCCTTTCTTAGCAAGTTTTGTGGTTCATGCACATCGTCCCAAGTTTGAGTGCCGTTGATAATCCCAAATTCTTGCTGTAAATCAGGTATATCCAAGTAATCCTTCCCGCCATTTAAATCTGCGATCGTTATTCTTGGCCTTGTACCATTAGCCACATTACCAGTCTCATTCTGTGGAGGCTCTATTTGTGCGCCTAACGGAATAAGACGTGTTATCACTTTAGTTGGATCGATCGTCATACTAGCAGACTTTAGATTCCTCCCTAATTTAATAGGAGTGTCAGCCTGATGATCTCTACCTGGATCAATAACATAGTCTACATAATTTTTACCATCATGATATTCAACTCGTAAGAAGCCACCTAAACGCGTCAACAGTTTTTCTTTGATCGTATCTCTTGTTTTAGTATAGTCAACAAAGCGATATACATTATCAGTCGAGTTGGTCACATTCACTTTTCTGACTTCAAACTTCTTCCAATCAGGTACGCTATTATTGTGTACTTGGATCAACATACGAAAGAAATCGGCTGGGGTCGTATTATGAACTTCAGCAAATCTTTGAACACTATCTAATAGATATGCTTCGATCGATTCAAAAACATATTCCTGCATGAACTGCCCACTAGATTCCATTGTTCTAGTAGGTTTTAGTGCACGTCCTCTAAAAATCAGTTCGTTACCATCGTAAACTTCAACATGCGTATGCATCGGGCGAACATTATTGAACAAATTACTTTTTTGATTGACCTTTAGTGTAAGATCATCAATTTCACCTTCTTTTAAAGTTAGCTTTCCCGCTGAGACACGTCTATCAATACGTGGATCATGAATGATATATCCAACTTTATCCGTTGGTTCATTATAAGCAATGATACGATACATCAGATCATCTCCTCACGTCTAAACTTGAACTTAATAGTCCCTTCCCCAGCAAGCTCAAAGTAATTTTCTCCTCTGTTCAATACGATCTCAACACCTAGGTAGTTACTTGAATTTATTTGTAACTCAGTGTTATTGCCTCTGACCCAAACATTCCCCGTAACTTCTACACTGCACACTGTAGACCTTGATCCGATATTTATCAGTGTGATCTTCTTAGCCTCAAATACATCGAAGTTCACCTCTTGAAATACCCAATGTTCAAACTCTACATCGTCCCAAATATCAGATCCTTCATAATTTTTGGCAAATGCAAACGGATAGCAGTTAAAGGTGATCGTGGCCACCAACGTTTGATATTTGTTATCATCAGCAAGCGTAATTGATTGAACTTTACCCTTCCAAAAATAATTTGAATCATGCGTGTCTATCAGACGTTGAATCTTCATTGGAATTAACTTGCGTTTGATCTCATGCTCTAGCATTTTGCGATCAGAATATGGACTGGCAACAATTTTAAACTTGTAGGTCAATGTCCTATTTTCGAAATATCTTTCATCGTCAAATACTGAAAAATCATAGTTTCCCTGCATATACGGTAAACTTTCAACGATCACTTTCTCATTTGGCGAAGGAGCGTCACGCTCGAGTAACCACCATCCTTCTTTGCGTGAATCAAAGTCACCAAAAATGATACCTTCTGTACGCAATTGCTCATCTATTTTTGAATATGCAGGCTGAGTATCCATAAACTCATATCCCATTAGTTCCACCTCGTTTGCAACTGTATCTCTTCACCAAAAGCGGTATTATAAAGATCTTTAGTCTCACCAACAACAGCTCCTGAATCCAAAACAATCACCTGTTTTTTATCGATCAAGCGACGCAAAAGGTTATTGGTCGTATCAAATGAACTGACTTTTAGCTCATTAGTGCTATTCAAGTTGATATTGCTATCATTTATCGGATTTGGAAGCAATAGATCTAATCGAGTAACATTAGACTGGATATTTTCGATCATATTTCCCATTGCTTTTGATGCAGCATCTTCATTTTCAGTGATACCAACAGCAACACCTAACGCTAAGAACTTACCTACTTCATCTCTCATCAAGCGAGATGGTGAGTGGATCTTTGCAACTTTTTTAGCCTCAGCATTTACACTAGCTACTAAACTAGCCATAGCACTAACAGCAGCGCCAGTATTAGAACTAATACCAGAAGCAACACCTGCAGCTAATTGCGATCCTGCCGAACGCATGTCGCTAACTCGACCACGAACACCTGCTGCCGCATGATACCCTAATGTATCACCAGCATCGCGTACATCACCCTTGCGACTAGCTACGCCTCTTGCAGCATGATAGCCAAGTGTATCGCCAGCATCTTTAGTATCACCTTTTCGCCCACTGACACCTTTAGAAGCGTGATAGCCCAACGTATCACCAGCGTCTTTCATATCAGCTTTTTTACTCTTTGTTCCTTTTACAGAACTTTCAGCAAGTTGCGTACCGGCGTCTTTGGCTTCAGACTTTTTATTATTAAGCCCTTTTACATAACTATCTGCATTATCTTTCCCAGACTTACTATGCTTATTATTATCCTTAGCTCCTTCACTCGACTGCGTTGCTAGATACTGTCCAGCACCTTTGAAATCTCCCGCTTTTAAAGCTTCAATGAATTTATTTTTACCTTCGTCACCTTTAGCAAACATTCCGGGTGGCAAGGAGTTCAAACCATCAGTACCATCTTTAGCGATTGCTTGAGCGATCTGTGTCGTAGTAGCTTTCCCAGTTGATAAAGCCTGAACTAAATTATCAACACCTTGAGTTCCTGTTTGTTGTAACATCAGTGCAAAAGCTTGCATTTGTTGTCCAGTATCTCCATTCATTTTGACAAAAGCGAGATACATGGACTGTAGTTGTTCATTAGTTACGTTGGACATATTCTTCAGACCATTAGACCAAGTATCAAAATTCAACTTAGATCCATTGGCAATCGTCATGTTCATCTGAGTCCCAAACTGTAGCTGTTGATTAAGCATTTGCTGGTTCGTAGCTTCTTGCTGGGTGATCTGCTGCTGTAACTGAGCCTTGGTCGTTTGATCTTGTGCATTGGCTAATTGCTCTTTAAGTTGCTTTATCTTCTCTTCGCCCTGTTGGATCTGTTGAGACCGCAATTCATAATTAGCCTGTAAAGTGGTTATAGTTGCTTCACGCTCTTGCTGATTTAGTTTTTCACCATTTTGCAAGCGTGTCATTTGAGCATCAGCAAAAATTTGGTTTTGCTCTATTAATTTCTGCTTGATCGCATTATTTTGATCAGTCAACAGCTTAACTTGATCTTCAGTCATTGCTGTTCCATCAGAAAAACGTTTATCTTGCAACTGTCTATCAAGATCAGAAGTGATATTCAGTAAGTTTTGCCCATTTTGCTGGGTTGCGTTGGCAAGATTTTTACTTGCTTTATTGACTGCTTCTACACGCTTTTTACCAGTTAGTTCTTCAGCTTCCGTCATTGCCTTACTGTAATTGTCAGAAGCCTTTTGTGCATTGGCTTGATACTGGTCTAATGTATTATTAACGTCAGTCAAAAATTGTTTAGTCTTGTCTGACACGCCTTCAGTATTGATAAGATCGCTGAATTTTGCCTTGGAATTCTCAAAAGTCGTCTTCATCTCTTTAGCAGAATTAGAAACGGCTTCGACTGATTTTTTCAGTTGCTTAGTCGAATTAGTGGCAGAGTCAGAACTCTCTTTAGCTTCTTTACCACCTTTACCCAATTGTGAAAATGATTCATAGCCGATTTTACCTGCATCAACAAACGCTTGTCCCATGTCTTTAGCTGCATCCATTGCTTGACCGAGATCTTTTTTAGCCGCACTGATCGACTTGCTTGCTCCTTTAAAATCACCAGTCATCGCTTGTCCTAAAGCTTTAAAGACATTCCCAGCGGAAGTCACAAGCTTTATCAATCCTACTAAAACATCAGCTATTAAGCGTAAAGCTGTAGCTAATGTGATAGCACTTCCTACCAAAGTACCGATAGCTAAAGCACCGATAACTTTTAAGATCCCGCCTAATAGGCTTCCTATCGGTTTTAAAGCTTCCAATACCCCTGTTACAGCTGGCTTCATCGAACTAAACATTGATTTGATGCCACTAATAGCTGTTTTCACAACTCCTTGAATATTCATGAAGTTGCTGGACCACGCCATATAGATAGCTGTGGCTACTACTGCGACACCAGCCGCAATGAGCGTCAACGAGCCTAACGACGCGCCTAAACCAGCAACTGCACCACTCGAACTGATTGCAGTCGGAGCTAAAGAAGCTATTTGGGCTTCTGATGCCCCCATAGTGCCTAACAACTTAGCATACGCACCATTCAAACTGATTGCGGCTTGTTTTGGATTTGTCGCAAAAGTCATCAAGCTTTTCGTTGCATTAGTCGCTTTACTTGGAATACCCACTAATGCTGAACCAACACTCTTGATCTTACTTGCCATATATTCTGCGCCATTGGCTGACGTAGACATATACAAGAACTGATTTAAGCCAGATACTGCCTTCTTAGAACTTCTATAAATACCACCAAAAGCCATTGAAATGATGCTATTTTGAGTACTGATAGCCGAACCAGTCATGCCAATACCGGTACGTACCAAGCTTAGATCAGCCTGTAGCGTCTCTAAAAATTGGATCGTCTTAGCACCGCCAACACCGATCCCTTTAAAGGTTTCCAGTGCTAAAAATGCAGGTAATGCAATCTTAAGTGCACTTGTGACAGATTCGATAGAAGGTAACATGTCCATAAAGCTCTTAGCGAATTCAATTCCTTTACCGATACTTTTTTGGATCTCGGCTTGATTTTTTTGCAAATAGTCATTGAATTGGCCAATTTTATCAGTTGCAACATCAACACCACTTTTTAGTACTCCACCAAAAGTCTGCTCAATGATAATAGCCAAGCTTTCTAACGATCCGAAAAACTGTTCTACCGAACTCTTTAGATCGTTTTGCATCGTTTTAGCCATTTCAGAAGCAGCACCATCTGAGTTTTGGAGTTTACCGGTCAAATCTTGCAAAGCATCTGAACGTTGTGATAGTAAGACGTTAACTGCTCGTCCGCCTTGAACACCATAAATCTCAGACAAGTAGTATTGCTTTTGTTGATCAGTCATTCCAGACAACTTTTCACGCAATTCGCTCATCTGTTGTGCTAACGGCTTCATTTTCCCGGCCGAGTCAAAAGCGCTGTAACCTAATTGATCCATAGCTTTTTTAGCTTCTCCACTAGGATTTTGCACTCTTGTCAGTGCCATCGCTAAGTTAGAGCCGGCTTCTGAACCTTTGATACCTGCGTTAGATAACAGACCGATCGCAGCAGCAGTCTCTTCTAAACTTAAGCCCGCAGTATGAGCTTGAGGTGCGACCATCTTCAGCGCTTCGCCCATGTCTTTGGCTTCAGCATTAGTATCAGCAGCCGCACGCGCGAAAACATCAGCAACATGTGTAGACTTGTCAGCCTCAAGGCCAAAACCATTTAAAGCAGTTGCGGCATATTCAGCAGCTGCACCAACATCACCGCCGGAAACAGCTGCAAGGTCCATTACCCCGGGAGTTGCCGCCATAATCTGGTTAGCATCAAAACCAGCAGAAGCCAAAGCTTCCATACCTTGTGCTGCTTCTTTAGCGCTAAAGGCTGTATCTGCACCAAGCTTGATAGCTTGATCGTTCATTGCCTTTAACTCCTTAGCATTAGCGCCTGAAATAGCACCCACACGAGACATTTGATGTTCAAAGTCCATACCCGTTTTGATTGTTGCTACTCCTAATGCGGTAACACCAACAGCAGTAGCTTTAACAGCCGTTGAAACTATATTTGATGATTTAGCCAAAGCATCTGTCGAAGATATTGAACTTTTAGCAATTTCTTGATTGAACCGCTTATAGATCGCAGTCGCTTCACGAAAGGCGGCAACGTATTGGGTTATGTTAGCTCCTAAAGTCACTCTAGAATCATAAGTACTCAAATCTTGCCACCTCCTTTGCGATACTCTGCCAGCCTACGTGCTATTCTTACAAGATCTTGGTCCATATCTTCTTCTCTGACTTGGACATTTTCGACTGCTTTTATAGCCTCATCATAGTCAAAGAAATCTTTGAACTCTCTATAAATATAATTTCCTTCTTTATCTACCGATTTAGCTGTCACGATTGCCCACGCAAGATCTCGACGCTCAAACATTCTATCAACTTGTTGCAAACGATATGCTTGCATTCTCAAGTTATACTCTTTGAGTGTCATCTTCTCTATCGTTGCTAGATCAGTCATTTTAAAGAGTCTAAAAGCATTGGTAACTATGGTTTCATAGTATTTTGCGCTTTCAAATTCTTCTCTTTTTCGAATTGCTTTTTGACTTCGTTCATTACTTTCTCGTAGTTCTTTACTAGTGGTCTCGTTTGACGATGATTCTTCAATTCTTTTGTAAACAGACCGAAAAAACGGGTATATTCTTGTTCGCTCTTGAACGAGTCTACCCAAGTATCAAACTCTTCTTCTGTTAGATCTAAGTCTGGTTGTAAAGCTGCGTGTAAGGCTTCATAAAGCGCATAAGGATTAGGGGACTGCAAACGAGCATAGATATTATTTACACCCGTCCCGAAGTCTACGGGCCCTTCAATGCTATATTTCTTATCTAGTTCACGCACAAAACGCACACCAAAGTGTAATTCATAATTTTTGCCATCAATTTTTACGTACATGATCAGTATCCTCCTGTTGTTATCCTTCTGTTGCTGGATTCGTATCAGCAAATGCATATTGAATAGCTGATTGTTGCTCTTCTGTTAAAGTTGCTTCACCTTCAACTGGCAACTGCTCAACATTCATCGTTGTTTTGATCTCAGTCAATTTGCCGATCTCAGACGGAACTTCCCATGATTGCAAATATCCCCGAGCATATTGCGCCCCGTACTTATTATCGCTACGCTTATCAGCTAAGTTGATGTCCCATACCTCAAGCATTTTAGAACTCATCACTGCACCACGTAACATCTCGTTTACTTCATCCAAGCTTGCGATCGCTTCAATTTCTAAAGTAGCCGAAGCCGTTGCGGGTGAGTTGATGTTTCCGTCTTTTGTTTCAGTCGAGTCTGATTTAGCTTCAAACTTCCAACTATGCTTAGTTTGCAAAGCTAATTTAGTAGCTCCCTTTGATGCTCGTTCATCAAACAGGCGGAAAGCTAAAATGTGATCTTTACCGTAAACTGGTACGGCGCCATTAGTTTTTGTCTGTGCCATAATTAACAGCCTCCTAAATATTCAAATTCGATTTCAATTACAATATGCCAAAGCGTCTGAGCACTAGAATTATCAAGTAATGTCCTTGTACTACTTGATACATATCCAACACTGTAAATATCTGCTTGGCGTAGTTTTTTTGCTTCATTGACTAGCTTTTGACTCATATCTGTCAAGGCGCGTCTGTCGTCATGCTCATCATACAAGTGGATCGATAGCCGACTTTTACCTGCTAAAACATTTGATTTTACTTCTAACGGATTTCCAAACTGTTCTCCGAAATATACAAATGGATAGCTAACATCTGGTGGTAAATAAGGATATGTGTCAAATTTTAGTGCCAATGACGTTTTAAATAACTCATCATAAATAGCTTGATTGGGTTCTTTCATGTGTTATCACGCACCAATCTATTCATGTCGGCAATAAATTTATCTTCAGTGTTGTACAGAGCAGGGCGCAAGTGCGGAGTCCCAGCTTGGTAACGTGTGCCATATTCTTGATAGGGATCATATTCGGCGTCACCAGTCACAACAGCTGTATACACAAAGCCATGCATAGTAAAACCTAAATTGATATGTCTCTTCAAAAAGCCAGTATCTACGGGTGCGTAACTTTGGGCTAATTGTTGCATTCCCGCCCCGTGTTTTCTGACTACATCCGCAACTTCTCTACCTAAACTGACATTTTTAGACAAAAATTGAACAAAGTTCTCATCCGTATCTACCGAAACACTGACCCCAGCACTCATGAGCTGTCACCCCTTACTACAATGACTTGACGACGATTCACGATACTTTCACGTACAAAAAAATACTTACGACCATTGATCAAACAATAATCATAAGTATCTGTATATCTTCGTTTAAGATGTATCAAAATATCGCTTGTCTTTAGATCGCCAAATACCAATACCGATTTACTTAAGCTAGGCGAACTAATATGACATCGACGCTTAGTTTGTTTGGGCTCTCCACCCACAAATTTACCGGCATCAGGATCATAATGCTTATTTGCTTTTACAACAAAAATCACTGTATCTGTATATCTCATCAGTACATCATGAACCTCCTCTTACCGCCATCATTGCGTGTTAGCCACTCTTGAATGTCATCCAAAAAAGGCGCTAGATCATCAGTTTCGTAAGTAGCACTTACATCTGACTCACTTGCGCTCTTTTTACCTTCATCGTTTACACGGTTAAATCTTGAGATAGACGCTTCAACAACGATATAATTTAGCTCTTTTGGAATCTCGAACAGCTCGCCGCCGAGCTTCGCTAATAAGCGATCTGTGATAACTGCAATGATGCTTTGTAGCAATTCATCTTCGCTATCGTCATGAAAGCCCAAGATCTGTTTTACATTCTTTAAAACGTCCATTTCAATTAACCTTCACCAACGCTTTCACTGATAGTTGCGACAACGACCTTCGTATCATCATACAAGTATGCTGTGTAGTGTTGATCAGCTGTCATGATCGTGATCTTCTTGGTGATATCACGATCTGTTTCTACTAAGATATCACGTTTTCGAATCAACTTGACCGCTGGTGATGTTACATCTGATTTAACAAATAAAGCTTCTGTGTCGCCTAATTTCTTAGAACGTACAACTTGAGCACCTAGTACGTCAAAATACGTGCCTCGGATCATCGCATTTGCGATCGTGTCAGATCCAGCATGATTTTTTAGTGCATCCATGCGGATCTTTGCGGCATTCGCTGGTGAAACAACAGCTACAACAGTACCTTCCGTTTCATCGTTAAAGACATCTAACGCTTTTTGAATACCTTCCACAGTAGGTTCAATAGTTACTCTTTGAGTACCTTTCTTGATTGCTTCTAAGATATCATCATCTACCTTGTTGGCAATAGCTAAGCCTAATTGACGTGTAGATTCTTTTAGCGGTTCGCCATTTGCCGATAGCAACGCTTCATCAGTGATCTGTGTACCCTTAGCGGCCTTTTTGATTTTAGCTGATGCACTCTTTGTGCCGAGTTTATCTAATGGAATCGCTTGACCTTCGCCAACATCTTTAGCATCACCGATATACGTAAATTTAGGGTAGGTGATAGTATCACCAGGTTTCCCTTTTAAATTGTCATCAACTTGTGCTAAAGGTGTAAATCGCAAAGCCTTTTCCAATGAATAAGACACCATTGGTGCAAGCACCTCCGGGTTGATCATATCTTGCATTTGAGTCAATGTATCTGCCATTTTATCTTCCTCCTAATAATTGTTTAAATCGTTCTGGATCTTCGTTGTGAAGCTGTGTGAGTTCTTTCATGCTCAACTGTTCAATATTTGAATAAGTCTTTGTTTCCTTCGAGCTTTCAACACTTTTCGGCGTCTTACCAGCAAGCAATTCATTTGCTACTTGTTCTCGAATTCGATTAGCAAAAGCTGTTAGCTTCTCAACATTAGTTTTTGTGGTCTCAGCATCGTTTGAAACCACTAAGGCTAATTCATCTTCAGTTGCAGTAACGCCACTCTCAGCGAACATTTTGCGGGCCACAGCCTGCATCTTCATTTGCGCTAACTCATTTTCTGCTTCTTGCGCTCGTTTATTAGCTTGTTCTAACTCATAAGTGCGCTTTTGTTCTGCATTCATCTTCGCTAACTTTGTAGCTTCCTTTACAGCTTCAGACTTAGCTTCACTGATCTTTTTTTCTTGTTCACGATCAGCGCGTTCCATTCGTTTTCGCACGATCTCGTTCACTTCTTCTTGTGTGAACAACTTTTCTTCCTTGCTTTCTTCTTGCTCCGTTTCTTCAACTTGTGCACTAGCTTCAGTCTCGGTAGCTTCTTCAGCAAAATATTGCAAATCAAGTTTCATATCTTACACCTCATTTTGAGTCTGGTGGACTATTTACTCACGATCGTTCTTTAACGCCTGCGATCCCGGAAAAAAGGCAAAATAAAAAGCACCCAACTTACGCTGAATGCTACTTATAATTATTATGGGTCTATACAATACATCCCTTAGGAACTTTTAGTTCAATTTTTTTATTAGTCAGCAAAGCTTCAATAAGCTTCTCCCGCAATTCTTCTTCAGTCGCAGACATATACATTAATGGAAGGGGTTCATGAAGCTTTTCAAAATATAAATCTAAAAGCTCAGATAGACTTTTTCGATTTAAAAGATATCTTTTTAGCATTCTATTTCCTCCTAGAACTCATTTCTTTTACTATATTGTCAACAAATTCAGTACTTTTAGGAACTATCTCCCTTTGAAACTCATATGCAATAGGATTGTTTATAGCCGAGGCAATCGTGTTCGCAAAAAATTCACTTGCAAACACATGATTACTATCATAATAGCCTTGATAATGTCCAAACTGTAGTGGCATATCTATTGCCCCACCATAAACATCAGCTATATAACCTGTTTTCTTTACATTTTCTTTTGAAAAAAGACCATGATTAAGGGAAATTGCGAATGTATTACTAGTTCTTTTAGTATCTTTCAACTCTGGATAATTAATGGCTAAATATTTCTCTACTCCCTCGACTACCTCTATTTTAACATTTTTTCCCAGGCCATTACCACTTAACACATTTGAAACATCAGCTATACCATGTGCTACCTCATGATACACCAAATCGTATCCCTTTTGATGAGGAAACTCAAGAAATGAACTCTCTCTCAAATGGATTTTTTTATTTACAGGGTCATAGTAATTACTATCTTTTGTTTTGGCAATATCACCAGCAATCTCAACCTTATCCTTGTACATCGCAAAAAGCTTCTGATACTGTTCTGGCGCTTTAGACAATCTGTAAGCATATTCCTTAGCTCGTTTCTCGCCTAATGCTTGGACGTTTTTATCTGAAACAAATCTCTTTACGATCGCATCAATATCACTTGGGTAATCATGAAAGACCTCTTTAGGCTCATTTTTTTCTTTCTTGCCAAACCATTTTTCAAATATCCCTGGAGCAAGATTTTCTTTATCTACCCAATATGCTGCTTTACTACAACGACATCTCGGGTGCTTGGGTATCATCGGTGCGTCCATAACTGGATATACACCGATACCATATTCAGTTCTACGTTCTGCTATCTCTAAGCAATATTTGCATGCAGTCGGCTCAGCGATCCATTTACAAAACTTAAAACCAGCAGCTTTCAATGATCTCATCGTTGCAGCATCTTGCACGCGAGCCGTCTCAGTGATCACTAAGTTTTCGATAACTGCAGTAGCATTTCTGACTTCTTTTGCTACATTCGCTCTGAAGTTAGCTATTAGTTGCGTTGGATTAGTTCCTTGAATCATAGCACGGCTGATAACAGTGTCTAGTTTTGCTTTTAAGACACTTTGATTGACCCACAGTCTATCAGACCAAACAGCACCATGAAAGCTAGCAGACGCAACTACACGAGCATTTTTAGCTATCTGCACGTTATTATGTTTTGATAGAATACCTGATTGACGTTTCACTTCATCAATATATGACGATTCCAAATAATCGCTCATCGCCATTTGCTCTTGATTAGTAACTTTTGTCAGCTCTAAACCAACTTGGGCTTTAAGATACTCTAAGCGATTGATCTTCATCGTTGCGTTATACAACTTCAAGCGCTCATTTGCTTCTTTACTGAAATCTTTGTTCTCGACTAGCTTTTTAGCAGTCTTTTCAAACGCCTGCACATCGTTAGCTTTTATCTTTTTGATGACATCGCTCATCGTCAAACCTGTGTCAGTCGCATACTTGCTGTAAAAAGAATTAATCTGTGTCTGAATATCATTAGTTAATTGATCATAACGAGCTACCATCTGTTTAAGATATTCCTGGTCTTTTTTAGTACGCTTAGCGATCCATTCCTGTTCGCGTCGTTCCCAGTAATCATTCTTGTTTTTCATTGTGATCTACACCTTCAAACTGATAACTCGCAGGATTATTTTTGACTGCATTATCCAGCGCTTCACTCTCTTCTTGACGCATAAGTTCCATTTCTTCTTGTGGATCATCAACTAGGCTTGGCAATGCTTTTAGCTGTGTTTGCTTAGATACGATACCTTCTAAGTTTTTAGCCACGTTCGCTTCGAGCTCGATGTTCTTCGGTAAGTTTCGTGTGAAGGTGATCTTCAACTCATTTACAGGGTCATCAATAGAACCTGTTACTATGTCTTTGAGTTGGCCTTTCAAGCTCTTTTTCAATTTCAAGAACTCAAACACAACACGATACATTTTTCTCAATGAAATAACGAATTTTCGTTCTTTGACTGCAGCTAGCGATCGCATTGCTTGCATTTTAAGCTCAATAGAATAGCCAGACTGATTGTTTCCAGTCGCATTAATGTCATCTAAATTAGTGACCATCGTAGTTTGAAACAGGTTTCTGACAAGTCTATTCAACAAGTTTTCTTGTGTGCCATCCCCGTTGGGACGTTCTAAAAACTTTGCATCACTATCACCCGCAGCAATTGCGATCACTCGATTATCAGACATATTTTTAATGACTTCTTCATCAAGATCTCCACCCTTAAAAAATAAATAAGCGTCTGCAATAGCATCAGTGTCATTTGCTTTTTGACTGATCGCTTTGTTGATCGCATTCATCACAGAGATAGTTGAATTGTCATACAGTGGTAAACGTTCATCGTTTTCCATGAATTCAATTGCTGGAACTTTACCAAGTGGATTGGCTTCACTTTCGCCTAATTCAAAATCATTGTTAAACGGGATGGATTCATTATCTGAGTGAACTTCACCAACAAACTCATCATCTTTATTTTTTGTATAACGCACAAAATACATCGGTTTATGACTTACAGAGTCATCGTAGATAATAAACGAATTCGTAGGCGCTGAAATAGTAGCTCTTAGCTGAGCACCTTCATCACGATATAGAAACATATAAGCTCTGCCATAGATAGAACAGAGCTTAGCTAAATCGCTTATTTTATCTGGAACTGAACTTAGATTGTTGAAGCTTTGAAGCTCGTCATTTTGCTTCTCGTCTTTCAACCCGATCTGTGGCGCTACACCAGCAAAGAAACCGTTAAATACATTTACCAGGTACTTAGCAAAATTAATTGCAATTCGGTTATCTGGTTTGTTCAACGGTTTCTTAGGTTCTTTTTCGATGTCATATCTACCCTTGTACATCTCCATGTTACGACGATAAGTTGAGCTTATTCTTTCATTTTCTTTAACAAAAGCTTCCAGGTCGACTGAAGTCAACTGTTCATCTTGTGGAAATAAAAATATGTCATTTTCTCCTACCATCCCTTTTCCATCCAAAGCCATCTTATCGCCTCCTAAATTTGAATGTTGAATGTTTTGATCTTCGGTGTTGCTTGACCGTTAATCTCTTCAACTGCATATCTGATCGCATCGATGCAGTGATTGTAGCTATCAACTGGTTTGTTGATATATTCATTGGTTTTCCTATCTTTTTGATAGGTGTAGTTTTCTAATTCTTCGATCAACTTTACGCAGCGATCGTCAATAACTAACTGATACTGTTGCAAGAAACTGATACCTTGAATAACAGAGTCTGGACCTTTTTTAGCTGGTCTAACTCTTGCAATCCCATCACGTTTTAATTCTGCAATTGATTTTTGTTCAGCAGCATCAGCAGTGATCACTTCTTTTGAATAGCCCATGTCAGTGATCACCTTAGATATTTCATTATTGAGCATTCCTTTTTTCGTATACTCTTCAAGGGCGTATAGAATCTTATTCTTCTGATCAACTTTTACGTGAACGAATGCACTTGGATCATTCACAAACCCAAAGTCAAGCCCGAAATAACTAGGTATATCAACAAGGTCTGCTGCGTGTATTCTCTGCTTTTCAAAAACAGGAAAGACTAATTTATCTAAAGTTGCAAACTCCCCGAGCGTATAGATCTTGTAATAAGCTGGGTTGGTTTTCTTTAGATTTTCGATCGTGGGGATATTTTCTTCATCAAGGAACCGATTATCTTTGTAGGTAGAATGATGGACTGCAACACGATTTGTATCGATTTCGGCTTGTGGATCGAACCACTGTTTATACGTCCAATTGACTTTACTGACCGGGTTAAACATCACAAACAACTGACGATTCTTATGCTTAGGTTCACGCAAACGCAAAGTTAGCTGAGTAAAATCATCTAAGGTGAACTCGCTAGCTTCTTCCATGACCACATCGGATAAACCTTTGATCGATTTGATTTTTTCTGGATCGTCCATTCCTTTAAATAAAAAAACTGCCTTGTTTGGCAGCGTGATAGTCCGATCTGAATTATTTACCTTGCATAGTGCTAACAACTGCCACCTACTCAAGCAATCGAGCACATCGGCAAAGATAGAGTCCTTCAACGTGCGGTCGACTTTTCGCAACCATAATACCTTACGTGGATAGCGCCAATTCAATAACGACTTGAGAACGACCTTTTGAACGACACCATGCGATTTGCCGCTTGACGCACCACCATACCAAACTTCGATAAATTTTGAATAATCTTTCAAGCTATCATAGATCTGCTTATTGAAGACTTTGCTGGGTTGCGGGAAATTTAAACTAATCGCCATCCCACTCACCTACTCCAACATTGATCGTCATATCGCCTGAAACTTCCTTTTTATCGGTCCACGCTCCATAGCGTTTGCCGATCAGTTCCATTGCACGAATACGATCGCCAGTTTTTACACCTATCTCAACAACATCACCCGAATTTGTGACTTGCTCTTCAACAGTTTCACCACGAGCGATCGCTGATAATCTCTGCATGACTTCTTTCATGTCCATTGTTTTTTCGTCTTCTATTTGCTTTAGACGCTCATCAATGTAAGCCTTGATTGTAGTATTTTGTAGTAATTTACTTGCGTTAGTATTTGCATATTTTTCCGAATAACCCGCTTTAATTGCAGACTGAGTAGCATTTCCAGTGATAATATACTCGTCAGCAAAATTCTTCTGTTTTGGTGTTAGTTTTCTCACTTCATATCACCCACCTCCAAAAAAAGTAGTTTTGTTATTGTTATTACTTAATCATAAGTTTGTCCATGATCTTCTTTTCTTTCAAAACTTCACTCTCAAACTTCTTATGTTTTTTCTTGCTTAGATCGTTATTGATTTTGTTGATCAAATATTCTTCTAAGCCACAACTGACTAAACCTGCATTTTTCGTATTTCTCATCTTACAATTGACTCTCTTCAAAAACGTGTTGATCAGCTTTTGAGTAAACATCAACGTATAACTCTTTCTTGTCACCGTTGTAAGTAAACTCGTAATACTCATCCGAACCATCAACACCTAGCAGTGCTTTGTTGTGTTGAAGCGTCTTACAACTCCACACGATAAACACATCATCAGCGTCTGTATTATCAAATCTGTTGTAATCGTTGACGATATCTAAAAGTTTTTCGACGCATAGATCTAAGAATTTTCGTCCGTCCATAAAAACATCCTCCTAAGCAAAAAAGAGCCAGCTTTCACTGACTCTAGAATATTATCAAAATAAAGACCCGGGCTGGGCTCGAACCAGCTAGCCTTCCGCTACTCTTCAATACCGGGCCGTTTTGCCACGCTCTCGGATGTGGCAAGGACTTAACGCGCCCACACGCAGTAGATCGTGCTACTGTCACTAGCAAACTTATTTAACGACGCTTTGCAAACGTCAATAAGCATTTTGGATATCGTAGGATTCCCCATCACGGGAACAATATCATCTTAGCATGATATGATGACTACATTTCTTCGCTATTTTGACTATAACTTGACGCAACTTTGACGCTAACTTGACGCTTTTTGAATTTCTCTCAAATCGATACGATTTTCTTGTACGCACAGACGTTCAGCAAATTCTACTAGCGCTGCGATCTTCAATTCGTTATATCGTGTCGTGCTGTATTTGACTTTTTGAGCTACTCGCCAATCTGGCCAAAATTCAATATAACGATAAAATAAGATGATCTGATTTGTTTTACTGCAGTGATTGATAGCGACATCAATATCTTTTAAGATACTTTTTGCTTTCGCTGTGTCGCTTGTGATGTATTTGATAGCAGACTCTTCTTGACCGTTGATCGTGCTAGGTGATTTAGGCATTCCATCGTAGTTAGGTGAGCGAAAAAAGCTTGTTTGCTCATCTGCAAGACGTAACAATCTTTCAAAATCTTTCTCGAAAAATTTTTTGACTTTTTTAGCTGTCGCACGTTCATCGACCACTGGGAATAAACTTGATAATTCCATGCTTTCGCTCTCCCTTATGTTATAATTAGTTGTTGAATTTTATTGGGAAAGCGTGGTGTCTGCTCACTGCGCTTTTTATTTGTCCTACTCCTTGTTTAAAAGAAGTTCTGCGATAAAGCATAACCATTTAGTGATGACCCACATAAACAAAATAATCGTCATAAGTAACGTAAAAAAGGCAAAGTTCCAATCGCCTATAATTGTGAAATAAAATGCTATTAGCACAAACACCGTCGCAGCTAACTTTTCAGCCAAAGAAAGTGGTTCTAACTTTGCTTTATTTTTTAATTCTTCCATCTCATCATCACCCTTTTTTTGGAAATACAATCATTGTCCTCACCCATAATTGGTTCTATTGCTGACACTTTCGCATCAATAAACCCTCTCAAATACGTTGAATCACATAATAATGAATTATTGCATTTCTCAATTTCTTTTAACGTTTGATATAGCAACTTGTTTTGTTTTTTAAGTTTCATGTTCTGATTTACTAAGCTCGTTATCATACCTTCACGCTCTTCTTCCATCTCTTTAGCCCTCCACTAATACATAAGTCTTTTCAAAGATTTCTTTTTTAATTACCCAATACTCACCGTCAACTCCAGTAGCAATATAATCGCCTACGCCAAACTTCATATCTCCTTCTAACGTTCTTATCGAATAGCTAGACGGCGCAATTTCTGAAAGGAATGGTGCATACTGAATTAGATATTTTTCCATCATTTCAAACGATCCATCGAACTGTTCAGCTTTGATTGTAGCTGTCTTTTTGTATTCTCTGACTGCCATTTCAACCCTCCAATTCATCTTCAGGAACTTCGACCTTTAGTATATTAAGATCCAGCCCTTTGGCACGCGGATCTTTTTGCATCTCGTCGATCTCATCTTGCGTAAATTGTGAGCGTCCAAAAGATGTAGCTTCTTTTATCCCCCAATACCATGCGCCGTTATCACGTTTTACCCTTAAATAAGAGTCGCCAAATCCTGAGTCAATGTAATACTTCTTCTCTTTGACTACATAGCCATTAAAGTAAGCTTCAGCTAATAAAGCTTGAACCTCTTCTGGTTCGTCACCATCATATTGCGAATAATCAAAAGCTTTATGCCAAAAACTGTCTACTGACGTTGGATTGTAAAATGGTAAGCATCCGTTTTTAAACATAAATTCCGTTCTCTTCTGGTCAAGTTTTACCATCTTGACCATTCGTTCATCATCAGCCAGCTTCACATAGCCAGCTTTTTTCAATTGTTCTTCTGACACGCTCACTTGTCTTGTGCGATCGTCATATTTGTATGTGCCATCTTGTAGCACTAATTTTTGTTCTTCCATTTCATTAGTCCTCCTAATTTATATTATTCAAAAAAGCGCTTTTTTGATTATTCGGTGCTAAAACCTACCGCCTATTGTTAAAAATAGCTACTTTTTCATTTTTCATTATGAGCAAATGCGATAACGCTCATAAACAGCATGAACGCGATCACCATCGCCCACTTTAAAATTTCAGCGATCATTTGTCGTCCTCTGCTTTCGGTAGTGAATAAAGATATTCTTCGAGAGCTGTAACAGCCTGTATCATGCGTACAATAGCTCTTTCAAGGCCGTTATCTGTTCTGCATACAATCTCATCGTTAAACAGCCCACAACCATAAAATTCAATTATCAACCGTGCTTCTTTATCATTCCAGCGATCTTCAGCACCGCTCATAAACGCTTCACCGTACGTATAGCTATTGTCGGATAGCATTCCGTCATCAGTCACCGCAAATGAAATGCTATCGCCCATAATGTCGATTGCTTCTGTGATGATCTCGTTTCCTTTTCGTTCGTACATCTTCCTTGTCCTCACCTTCGTCTCTGAAATAATCTAAACTGACATCCAATGCGTCTGCAATCTTGCACATATTCTTGAATGATGGCTCAATACCATTTTTGTAATTTTGTAAAGTCGTTGCACTGATACCCGTATTTTTCGCAAGTCGATACACTGAAGTTTTTTGTCTCATCAATTCTTTTTCAATTTTCAACCACAACATATAGCGTTCACCTCTTGATTAATACTAAATATAGTATTATATTAGTCATATCAGATATGCAGCCTCCTAAAACTCATATTTGAAATTTACAGAAAGGACGGGATTCGTAATGGGACGTAATCAACACGTCGTACCTAACCCAAATGGTGGTTGGAATGTTAAAGGTGCTGGTGCTAAAAGAGCTACAGTTCACACCGATACCAAACGAAGCGCTGTAAACATTGCTCGTAATATCTCACGTAACCAACATTCCGAATTGATCATCCATGGAAAAAACGGTCAAATCCAAAGTCGAGATAGCCACGGGCATGACCCATTCCCGCCTAAGGGCTAATATACCGGCTTGACCCGAACCCTGACCCCCGCAACTGATTCACAATCCTCATTTGTGATCAGTGCTAGGGTTTTAGGGTTCTTTTCGTCTGTCTCAACGATCACCCGTGCCCATTTTGTCATTGGCTTGTTGATATTCTTTGTTTCTTTTTCTAGCTCAAATAATTCTTCAGTCATCTTTTTACTCTCCTGTCCAGTACTTTGGTGGATCATCAAGGTTCCACCGTTCAATCATTGCTTTTGCAAATACGTTCTCGTATTCAACTATCCAGCTCGCAGCGCTCTCAGACGAAACATAGTCAGACTTGCCACTTTTCACTAGCTTCTTGCATTCACTAAACGCACGATCTGGACTCAAGCCACAACATCGCAAGTAGCTCATCTGAATTTTGACGTCATCTGGCATCGGTGCTGTCGGACGCTTGATCGGTTTAAATTCCTTGATCAACACGGTCCACCTTCTTCATCTCTGGGCTGAATGCCAGCTCTGGATATAGCCCTTTACGCTTGATTACCTTGTATGGATCGCCTAGCTGGCTGGCGCTAACTTCTTGATCAGTCGTCAGACTAGGTGTCTCATTGTGTCGTTTGTTGTAGAAGTAGCACTTATCGTCAATCTCATAGATCACCGCATAATCGCTAGCCCAAATATTTTTTACTTTCATTTCTATACCTCTCTTACGTCTTCCATATCGTTGAATAAAATTCTGTGATCCTTATTTTTCGTCACTAATCGACTGATGATCTTCGGATCGTACATCTGCACAAAATGCTTATCTACGTTATTTGTCGTGATGACTGTTGTTTTCTTTCCCTGAAAGCGTCCATTCGCTACTTGATAAAGATAGTTCTGCAAATCTCGTCTTACTGGTTTGAGGTCACTGATGATCCCACCTTCAGTACCAAAATCATCAAGCAATAAAACATCAACTTCAGTAAGTGCACGTTTCAGATCGTCAAGTTTTTCTTTTGTCTTTTGATACGTGTATTGATCAGCTAACAAAGATGATAGTTCAGCAGTCGAAACGATCATAATAGACTTACCAGACTCTTCATGTATCTTTGTCAACATTGCGATCGCTAGGCTGGTTTTTCCAGTCCCAGATTTACCGTACATCGTCACATTAAAGCTATCCGTAAGCAATTCTGTAGCTAACGTGTATGCTTGTTTAGCGATCGCATGCGCTGCTTGAGGGTTACTTTGTCTGTTTACATCCCAATCCGAAAACTTGAACTTGATCTCTTCACCACCAGACCAAATAGAGTTACGGTAACAAAACTTTGACTTTAACTGTTGCTGATCTTTTCTCCATTTTTCATTCAATGCTAGTTCGTTATTTTTATGAAATTCTGCAAATTCTTCTCGTGATAAATTCAGTAGCCGTTTCCCATCTTCAGTTTTCATACGTTCAATCAGTTCAGAAATATTAGACCCGGGAATGTTACGCTTAGCAAATTCTTCTGCACTGCTCATTCATACCACTCCACTTCATTTGATGCGTTATTTCGTCTGTTACTCCAACCACTTTGCCGTTGTTGCTTCTTAGCTTCAAACTGCTTATCTTCACCTTCAATAGCCTCAACAGTCCAGATCTTATTTCTCAGATACCCTTTTAAGATGCCTACTGAGTATTCAGCTGGCGCTTTAGCTCGATAGATTGCAGCCTTTTCAATGACTTTATTAAATACTGCGATGATATCTTCTTTTGGCACACCTTCTTCATACCAGTCCCTATACTCATCTAAGAGCTTCATTCTTTCAGTTTGTGTTATCTGTCCAAAGTTACGCTCAAAGTATTGTGCGATTGGTTGTATCTGTCTGTGACATTCTAGTTGAATATCAAGATCAGAAAGATTAGCGCGTGAGCTATCATCATCTATCTTCTCTGTAGTAGTCTCTGTGTAGTCTATGGTATAGGTCTGGTAATTCTTGCCGGTTGCATTCGGTAATTCCTGCCGATTCGTGCGGTAACTTTTACCGAATGCTGTTACCATTTGGGAAAATGCGTCATAATCAATCCTGTACCACTTTGTACGATCGAATTTTGCTTTGTTGTAGTTGCCGGTAACTAGCAATCCTTTGTTTTCTAATGACTTAAGTTTGGTCCTCATCGTCTTATCTGACTCGATCCACGAAAATTGTTTTTGCCACTCTGAGATCGTGTTATAGACCCAGCTATATCCATCTCTGATATTTGTGTTTTTCTGCGTCCAATAATGGATTTGTTGCAATATTGCAGCTTCATCAAGACTGCCTAACATTTTGGCTAAAGTTGGCGATACAACAATCGGTGGCTCGTCAAAAAGCAGATTATTCATGTTACCATCCTCCCTTGAAATTATCGGGCCTCTCACCCGTCTAGCATTAACGTTTACTGACGCTCTTTGTTGCTAGATCTTGCTTTTGAGCTTGTAATTGGTGTATTGAGCAACAGCTTCAACAGCTACTCGGATAAGCGACTCAGGTTCCATATTCTTATTTGTAGCCGTCATCAAGATTGTTGATACTAATTCGACTTCTTCGTTTGTCATGTTTCCTTCTAGTTGTTCGTCTGTCAGATCGTATAGACGTCCTGCTAGATTCAGTGCTTTTAATGCGTTCATTTGTGCCTCCTATAAATCTCTTGGATCAATAAATCCAGTTAGTTGTTTATTTGCTCGACAATATTCACACTCGCCACATTTAGTTGGGGCAATCTCGCCCTTCATAACGCTTGCTACTCTGTCGATATTGTCTTTTATCACGTCTAGTTGCTCTGCCATCAGATCAAACGGCATCTCCATTGCTGCTTTATCTGGTATCTTCTGCTTGTCAACAGCGAAGATATATGCTTTGAACGGCTTATGATACTTTTGTTGCAGTAGCTTCTTGTACACTGCCATTTGTAATGCGTAGTTGTACTCATCTGTGAAGTTCTTTTTTCGTCCTTCTTCTGTGAGATAACCGTAACGCAGATGTAGCTCCCTAGTGGTTTTTAGATCGACAAAATAACCTTTTTCAACGTTCAAGCAATCGATCCTTGCCTTCCATGGATAGCCATACAACTTGCCATCCAGTATCACTTCACGCTCACCTTGATAGATATAGTTAAAGAAATTATCTGTAGCCAAAGTTTGGATCATCAGATCTGTTTTTTTAGTAACTGCGTACTTTTCTCCATCAGCTTTGTATAGCTCGTCGTGATATTCATTGATAAACTCTTCATGAGCTTCTGGGCTTTCAAAATACGTGTGTAGATAGTTGCCTTGTACTAGCGCTTCAGCTTTGTCTTCTACTGGATCATTCAATTTCTTCATTGTCGAAACTTCACAGTTCAAGAATTCTTTGAAGTACGTTGCTGACATGTAGCGCCAGTCCATCTCGTTGCTATAGTAATTCGCCCTGTTGAGTTTCTTTGTCGCTTTGAGTATTGTTTTCCTTGCCATCTTCTACACTCTTTCTCTTTTGAGCTTCTTCAAAACCTTTCACGATGTCTTCTGTAGTCTCGCTCGTATCATCAAAGATCTCGACTTCATCAGCATCAATATTTACAGGCTCTGGATCAGCTTCGTCTTTTGCCACCGCTTCAGCTAACTGCGTTGACATAGGGCCCCACTTCGTAAGCAGGCTTTTAAGCACTGTTTTTAGCGCCATAGCGTCAAAATCAGTTGCCCATGGTGATTTACCCCCAGCCTTCGAAAAACGATCTCTGTGAGCTTCTATTTGCTCTCTCGTCCAATAAACAGTTTTCTCAAAACCGTTTAACAGTTTGAAATATCCGATATATCCGATAGCTGTGTCTGATTTACGTTTAGTCGGATCGTACCCAACTTCTTCAGTAAGTGGATTCCAGCTTGTAAGTTCACCTTCATAAACAGTTACAGCGTTCATCGCCTTGTACTGACCACTCCGTTGCGCTAGCTGAATGTAGCCTTTGTATCCGATCTGCGCTTGGGCTTTGCCCTTGTATGGAACTAGCCACACATATCCCAAGTTTTGATCGATTGGTAGATCTAATGTAGCGGCTACCATCGCAGACTGAATAACTGATAATTGGTCCACGTTCGCTAATGAACGATTGCTATTTACGATGCTTACGATCGATGTAGCAAACTGTGGCTCACGATCGTGTAAAACGTTAGCAATCATGTTTTTTACTTGTGTGTTTTTAACCAATTGTTTAACTGGGACTCTTGATAGTGCATTTTGTTGGTTCATAATTGTTCCTCCATAATTGCCGAAAATTGTTCTAAATATTCTTTTGCGACTTCGAAATGATCGTCATCATCACCCTGTACGTTGATTCTAAACAGTGTAGTTGTAAGCTCATCACGTACATAGTCAACGACATCAGCTTTTGTTTGATGCGACAGTTCTGTGCCATCCCATTCAGTGATCATGTACAATGGTTCACTATTTGAACCATTGCAACAGTTTGAATCTTTTTGCGTCTTGATTGCGTCGATTTGATCTGGTGTCACGATAGATGCCCTCCTTCAATTCGTGTTATAATTTAATCGAAAATATTTTTAGTTAGGGTCGCACTGCAATGCGATCCATTTTTTATGGTTTGAATAACCAATCTAGGCCTCGGGTCCATTCGGCATCGCGGGCACTAGCAATCGCCAATGTGATCAGTGCTAGAACACCAGCCCAGCCAACCACCCATTCTTCGTGTGGCAAGAAACCCGCCAGCATGACGCCAGCTAAGACCGCTAAGATGTAGCTACTGTTGATCTTCATTTTCATTTCCTTCTTTCTGCTATAATTTAGTCATCTCCTGTGAAAGGAGGTGAAATATATGGCTACTAATCCACCTAAAAACAACGCTCGCAAAGGTGCTGTTCGTGGGCGCTCTCAAACTTTCAACCCTAAAACTAAACGCTATGTTAAACGTGATACATCAACCGGCAAGTTTATGGACGTTAAACAAGATGGCACTAAGTTTAAAGGTGTAAGAACAGAGCGTTAGCCTTGTTCTGCGACTTGTTCTAGCAACCTAGGCAAGTCGTTTTCTTTTATCACTTGATGTAGTACAACGCTCAAGCGCTCTACTAGTTCTTCGTATTCGTCTCCACGGTAACCCGCTTCAAAGATCGTTGCGTGCATTAATTCATGGACAAAGGTCTGCTCTGTGCGTTCTCTTGACAACCCTTTACGGATTTCAATATGTGCATCGTGATATACACACGATCCATACGTATTTGGATCGTTATCCACTAGCTCTTTAATTTGTACGTTATATTCGATACCTGCGACTTTTACGTTTTGCATATGCTTATCTCCATTTCCCTTTCAACAATTCGCAGCACCCATCTATCAAGATCAGCACTGCGATCAACACCAACAACTTGATCTGTGTCACCGCCTTTCAAAGTAACCATTTTTCATCATTCAATCCTTTTAAATAATTGCCGGGATCACTTTTGTTACGTTTGAATTTGTTATCATCTTTCCAGCGTAAGTAGGCTAAGAATAGACGCTTATGAATGTATGTCACATTTGTTGTTGGTCTCAAGATCCCTTGGGAAAATTCTGGATATTCGTCCATCTCATTGATATAAACTGTCAATGTTGATGGCTTTAAGCCTACGAATTTCTTTTGTAACTCATCCCGGCGATACCACTCTTCAACAGGATCTTTTTCAACTGCATATGCTAATTGTTCGATTGTTGGTTGTAACATTTTGATCACTCTCCTAAAATAGCCTTTCTTGTCCTTTAGCTTCATCGCCGATCTGTTCGATAATCATCAGCGTTGCACGAGATGGAACCCAATCCATTAAATAACGATCAACTGTATCAAAATCTTTCTTACGAAGCTGAGATCTAGTTTTTACACCAGTCACTTCCTTAACACCTCGATTAACATCTTTATACAATTGCGCGCGTTGCTTGCTACTTAAAATTAAATGATGTGCTGTGATATAGTTCTGAACTTCTGAACTGATACGTTTGCTCAAGTAGTTGTATTCGCCAGGATCAATCGAAGCGTTTTGCTCTAAGTCATCCATTCGAGTCGTTAACTTTTCGACCTTACCAGCTGTTTCCAGTGTTGAATTAATTGCTAGCTTAAGCATCTCAGTTGGTGATTGCGGTAAACGTTGCTGTGTTTTTGGATTAAAATAGTTTTCTTCGAGTTCGTCATATACATCCCAAGCTCTATCTGTTCCGAGCATTTTTGCATGTCGACTTGCTCCGCGTTTTGTCCAAAGATAAAGCTGACTTGCAAACTTGTTAATAGGTAATTCGAAATTTTCGAATTGGCTCTTGAATTCTTTGAGCTGTGCGCCTTTCAACAAATAGTAGTGCTTTTTCTCTTCAAATTTTTCTTCGTTATTTTTAAAATTTTGAGCAATTGACTGTGTAGTTGTTCCATAGAATTCAGCAAGTTGCTCTGTTGTTAAAATAACTTGATCATCGTATTTAACTTGTTCTAAACTGTACATTTCCGTTCTCCTTTGTATTCGATTTTCGCAAAACTAAAAGTAAATTTTTTCCATAGGTATCTTTAAAATTTTTGCTAAAATCGGTAATTCTTCAATCTGGAATTTATATACTCCGTTTTCACGCCGAGCATATTTTTCTGCGAAAGCTAGATTCAACTCTTTTGCCATCATGGCTTGAGTAAGTCCCAGCTCTGTTCTTCGCTGCTTAATTAATTTCAAATTAACTTCAGGCATTTCGTACCTTCCTCTCTTTATCGATTTGCGATTTTCGCTCATCTACATTTATTATATTATCATGCGTTTTTCGCAAAGTAAAGTATTTTTTTGCACTTTTCGCATTTTATTTATCTTTTTTTCGCAAAATATGTTATTGTTATTGCGTAAAGCACAATGCGAAATGCGCAATAACAATATTTAAGAGGTGAACTGACATGAAGCAAGAAACATCATCTGACGACAGATTAAGGAACAACATCATCAACTTGAGAGAATCTAGAAATTTGTCACAAAGCGAGCTTGCTAAACTTATGGGAATACACAATTCATACATTAGTAAAATCGAAAGTGGTACTAGAAAAGTTTCTACATCCGAATTAAATAAACTTGCAGAAATTTTCGATGTTTCTACTGACTACTTATTAGGTAGAAAAGAAAATGAAAGTTCCACCGAAAACCAAGAAAACAAAGACTTGAAGAAGTTCCTTGAAGATAATCTTGATAACGGGATGACATTCGGTGATGGCGAAGTCACTGAAGAAGATCGAGAAAAACTTGAAATAGCACTGACACAAATTTTCTATAGATACCACGATGAATTTAAAAAAAGAAAAGAAGAAAAAGGTGGATTTAAATTTTAATGGGGTGTTGTTATATTGAAATACGGGAAAATTTTAAAAAGGATTTATGATGAAACAAATACATATGATCCATTTGAAATAGCAAGGCATTTTGATACGCCTATCGAGTATACAGATATAGCTGATCCGCCTGCGAAAACAGTTTACCTAGAAGGCCAGCCTATAATACTGCTTTCAAATAAATTACGAGAAAGCAATGCTAGATACTATATCTGTGGACATGAATTGGGTCATATTTTCAAACATACTGGTATCGCCTGTTCATATGATAGTAATCTTCATTTTCGGACAGGTATGGAACGTGAAGCTGATCAGTTTAGCTTCGAGCTTTGCAACGCTTTTTACAATGAAGAAAATGGTTACTACCCTAACGAGATCAAACAGCTAAATTACTCGTATGGTGTGCCTGAAAATTTTCATTTGAGTGAGATGCTGGTGTAAATTCGCTCTAAACGTTGAACGACAATAAAAGTTGATATAAATAAAGGAGAGATAATTATGTGCGAAAAAAAAGATGGGAAAGTTGTTAGTTTCATCAACATGAAAGGCGGCGTTGGGAAAACAACCCTATGTCGTGAAATCGGCTATACCTTAAACAAAAAATTTAAAAAGTCTATTTTGTTTATTGATATAGATCCACAAGCTAATTTAACTCAATCATTATTTGAGAAATATAACCTCCTTCCTTCCGATTTATATAATGACCTACCTACAGAAGAGCAAAAAAAAATTAAAATTTGCGATGTATCTATCGGAAAGCTCTTTGATGACAGCAAACATTTCCCGGAAATCTCTGATATAGTTGTAGATTTAGATGAAGGTACAGCAAACGATAATAAGCTCTCGCTTATTCCTGGAGACTTGGAGACTGTTTTTTTAGAAAGATCAAACAGTGGAGCAAAAGCCGAAAGTGCTCTTGACAAATTTATTGTAAAAAAAGGCATTTGTGACAAATATGACTACATTTTTATTGATTGCCCTCCTACTTATTCTTTCTATACAACGACTGCCTTTAATGCAAGCGACTATTACCTTGTTCCTGTAGGAATCGATCCATATTCCGTATTAGGTATAGACTTATTAGAACAAGTTGTGGAACAAATAAAAGAGAATGATTTTCGTAGATTTGATTCTAAAACATTACAAAATATGGGAATAATTTTTAATCCTATTAATTACATTAGTAATTCTACCGGCAGTGCTTTATTTAATAATCAAAAGAATTCTATTAAAAATTCAAAAAAATTGAAACGATATGATTTCTATTATTTTGATAACCATTTCGAATTTAACTCAAAATACAAAAAAGATTTAGATTACTTTTCTATTGACAAGAATAATCGAAAATCAAATACTAATATTATTAGCATTACGCAAGAATTTATGGATAGAATAGAATTCCTGAATTCAAATAAAGATGTGGAAGGTGATAGTAATGAATGAATTTAATCGCACATTGGTTCTTCTTCAAGGAGACCTTGAACAACTTGATATGCGTACTCATCCAGAAAGACTTCGATACAAATTGTATCCTATATACATTAACCTACTGTTGAACAAAAACTTCTTTAAAAATAACATTGATATTAAGCCTTTGTGCAATGATTTATCACTAGCCTTCAAGGATTATGTTTATAGAAGTCGCACATTGCTTGTGGCACGGATAATTAGGTCTATAGAGTTAGCTGATCAGAAAGATTTACTAACATATGTTAAAGTAGCTAAAAAATATATTTATGCATATACCGACAAAGTAGAAAACACTGACAAAAATACGAATAACGACTCTAACTTTATAGATAAATTTGGGAGGAAAGATGGTTAATAAAAGTTATTTCGAGGACTATATGTCATTTGTAAAGAAGACCTATCCTAGATTTTATGAGGAATGTTATCAAATATACTCAGAAAAGGATAGAAAATATTTCAAAGAAACTGTCGATGATATTTATAAATTATTTCTTCATATCTCTATCTTAAAGGATATTTCTTCAAAAGATACTTATTTTTTAGAAGAAACTGAAAAAATTATCTACAGTATATTACTACTAATCCCTACAAATGATTTATATTCCATCAATACTTTCTTTCGAGCTCTTTCTGAATCTATGCTTCGTTTGATTTTGTTAAACAATAGGAATAACACCAATTTGTCACGGGATAACATAGCTAATATGTCATTCAAAAATATAAAGAAAAGAATCCTTATGAATAGTTTTCTTTTTTCCAGAAAAAAGAAATTCGAGTACCTTTATAACCTCTTTTCTACATCATCAAGATCATTACATAGTCCTGGAAATAGCATAATTGGTCACTTATTTCTGGATGAACAATTTGAAGAAAAATATAATCTAAAACAATTGCATAGTAAATTTCAGCAAATTAATAAGATATTTTTAGAAGTTATCATTCCAGATATATTCGAATTAACGAAAGAAGACATAAGCTTGAGTAATTCTATAAAAATACGAAAATCACTATCCCCCAAAGAATTTAGCATTTATATTAACTATTTCAAAAAAAGTTAATATTATCCAATTTTTTCACCTTAAATTAGCCATTCTTACACATAAAACACACTTAACCAATTACTGATGTCATAAAAAGCTGAAATATAAATGGAGGTGATATCAATGAACAAGAGACAAATTACATCTGCCCTCTTGTGTTTGGGTCTATTATTGGTTGCTGGTTGCTCTGATCAATCAAGTAATAAATATGATGCAAGTAGCAGTAGCAAGGCTAAATCAGAACGTCTTGTCAAAGAATCATCGAAGAAAAAAGCGTCTGAAAGCGAGCAACAAAAACGAGACAGCCAATCCCAAGCTGACAGTGCGTCTATTGAACAAAATGAGATCGATGCTGATAATGCTTTTGCTGAACTTGAAGCTGCAACACAAGAAAGTTCATCAGCCACTGAAGATCACACTACTTCAAATAGTGAACAACAACATCAGGCAGGCTCTCAACCATCGAATGGTGAATTACCACCGTTTGACGGTACGTTAACAGATTTTCTTAATAAATACGGAATGACCCCTGCTGCATACAAAGTTCAACATTTTGGTATGACTCCGATGGAAGCTCTGCAATCTACTCCAGATATTTTAGAAATTTCCGGAGAGATTCAAACTGAAGGCGGATATTAATCAATGATTGTGAGGTTTTAAAATTGAATGATCAAAATAGTAATGAACCAAAATTTTGGAAAGGTGATTCAGTAAAAGGTTTTGTTTATGGCGCTTTTGCAGGTTTAATAACTGGTATTTTTAACATCAGTTTATGGAACATTCCACATTTAGGGCTTATCATTTTCGTTGCAATTTGGCTGCTTATCGGCACTAACCCTACTTTCAAAGATAAGCGATCACCAGAAGAAATCAAACGCGACCACGAACAGCACCTTGAAAATATGAAGGAAGAAAAAATTGCAAAGGCAAATGCTAAAGCTATCAAAAAGCAAGCTGCTACTGAGAAACTAGATATGCAACTCAAGAAAAATGAGCTCAAGTTACAAAAACAACAGCTTAAAAATAGCACTAAAATCAAATGCTCAAAATGTAAAAGCACCAATGTTCAACCCCTTGGCGTACATAAAAAAGGCTTCTCTGTCGGTAAAGCAGTAGGCGGTGCTGTTTTGATCGGCGGTTTGGGGACCATAGCTGGATTTGCAGGTAAACGAACGAAGAAAACTGATTTTGTTTGTTTGAAATGTGGTAAACAATTTAAAAAATAGCAATTATTCTTGACCCGTCAATTCGACGGGTTTTAAAAAGCAGCTAAAAGGAACGTACATTCGAGAAAAGAGGAAGATTTATGTGGATGGAAAAAAGAAAAAGAAAAAATGGCACTAGATACCTATTTGCTGAGCGTTATATCGATCCATTAACTGGCAAAAACCAAAAAGTATCTGTCACTCTTACAAGTAACTCTAATCGCGCTCAAAAAGAGGCTAGTATGCTTTTAAATAAGATGATTGAGGACCGCTTAAACAAAACTAAAACCAATAATACAAAATTAACATTTTCAGAGCTATATGACGAATTTTTTAAGCTCAAGAAAAAAACTGTGCGTCCTTCATCAATGAGAGTCTATAACGCCATCGGAAAAATATTGAAAAAATACTTTAAAGATGACTACTTGATAGAAAACATCAACACTAGAATTATGCAAGATTTCTTTAATTCGCTCGATTATTCTAATGAATACCTAAAATCTATTAAAGCGTTGGTTTCTGAAATGTTTAGCTATGCTGTTGAATTGCAATATATTGATCGCTCCCCTGTTCAATTTGCACGGATTCCGTATAAATCTAAAACCATTCATGACATCCAAAAGACTCAAAATAAATACTTAGAAAAAGATGAAGTCGAAAATCTGTTAACACATCTCAATCGATTCAAACGAACTCGTCCTACTGCGCGTTTGGCAGAGTTCTTATATTTGACTGGTATGCGTATTGGAGAAGCCACTGCGTTAAAAAAAGAAGATATAGATTTGGAAAATAAAGTCGTTCATATCACTGGAAGTATAGATATTTCTAAAGGATATAAATTGGCAGAAAAAGGACTTACCAAAACTGATACTAGCTTTAGGGATATTTATCTCACAGATCGAGCTATAAAATTACTAAAGACATGCCTAGCTGAAAACAAAATAGCCATGAAAGGCACTGAAACTTATAATGATCGTGGATTTATTTTTACCACTTGGTCAGGTACACCGATACAAGTTAATTCTTTCAATCGGACTTTGAAACATGCAGCCCCCTTAGTTGGGATCTCAAGCGATAAAACTGTGACTTCACATATTTTTCGGCATACACATATCTCTATCCTTGCTGAAAATAACATCCCACTTCAAGCCATTATGCAACGAGTAGGACATAAAAACTCAGACATTACACAGGAAATATATACGCACGTAACCAAAAAGATGAATAAGCAAGTTCTAGCAAGCTTAGAAAGTTTAGGACTTTAA